CCAATTGGGGCGACGGGACCAATTGGGTCTACAGGTAGCACAGGACCAATTGGGGCGACGGGTCCTCAAGGTTTAGTCGGATCAACTGGACCCCAAGGTCTTGTAGGAGGAAGCGGTGCGACAGGCGCAACAGGACCGGCTGGTGTGGACGCTTTATGGAATTACACTCACGAGTATAATGGTGGTGTAAGTTATTCGGTTGGCGATCTCGCAACATACGGCGGCCAACTGTTTTATCGAAAACATGCCAATGGCGGTAACATAGGAGATACTCCATATGATGGTAGTTTATTTTGGGATCTAATTGCTTCAAGCGGAGCAACAGGAATTCAAGGTCCGCAAGGCTCAACAGGACCCCAAGGAGCAACTGGCAGCACTGGTATTCAAGGTCTTGTAGGAGGAAGCGGTGCGACAGGCGCAACTGGGCCCCAAGGATCTACAGGAGCAACTGGCCCTACGCCCGAAGGTGTTGTATATGATACGGGTGATCAGAGCATAGGCGGAACAAAGACGTTTACTTCTGGATTAACAGTTTCTTCTGGCCAAATACTGGTTCCAGTAGGCCCTATTGCATATTCATTCACGGGAGATACGAACACTGGGTTTGGGTCTCTAGAGGCTGATAACTTTTCTTTCTTCACAGCCGGTGTAGCTAGAATGACCATGGGAACTGGTTCTTTATCAACAACGGTTCCACAGAGAACGTCGAATGGTTCCGCTGCTTCGCCCGGTTTCGCCTTTTGGGATGATACAAACACCGGTTTGTTTAGAGCGGCGTCAGATGTATTAGGATTTTCAACGGGTGGTGTTGAGCACATGAGGCTTGCCGAAGATGCTGGGCTTATGGTGGGAATAAATGCTGGATCTCCATCTGCTTGGCTTCATGTTATTGGTACTACACAACAGCTTCGCATCGGATATAACACTTCCAATTACTGGTCTTCAACAATTAGTTCAACTGGAGGTCTAACAATGCAAGGGGTTGGAACTGGGGGCGCTCTAACGATTTCCCCTACCTCTGGGCAAAACATAAACCTCACGCTATCGGGAACTGGAGATTTTGCGGTGAATACCAATCACCTATATGTTGACACAAGTACTGGAAATGTCGGTGTCGGGACAGCTACTCCAAATGAAAAATTAACTGTAGCTGGGAATACTTTTGTTACTGGCGGTTTGGGTATCGGCGCTACAAATACAGCAGCTGGAACTATACAACTTGGATCAAACGGTTCAAACGGCGCACCTTCTATTGGTTGGGAAACTACTGGATTTTATAAAACAGCTGGTAATTCAGTTGTGTTCACAAGTTCTGGTGCAAATGCGACCACTTTTACCGCAGGTGGAGGTATTAGCACTTTAGGTAATGTTGCAGGTGGATCAGGGACGGTAAGTGCTCCTTCTCATACATTTACTGCGGAGTCAAGTTTAGGTATGTGGAGGGCTGGTACAAATATACTAGCTTTCTCTACGGCTAGTTCTGAGAGGTTGAGAATTGATGCTAATGGAAATGTCGGTGTCGGGTCAACTACTCCAAATGAAAAATTAACAGTCTCGGGAAATATATCTGCCACCAATATATACTCCGGTAATATTGTATATAATACAGGTGATCAGAGTATTGCTGGCGATAAAACCTTCACAGATGACTTGATTTGTAATGGACAAATAACAGCACCAAACCAAACGGATACCACCGGAAATTCAGTTTTAACACGTTCGTTAGCAGATGCACGATACATATCAAATGTTGGATTGTTGAGTTTGGCTTCGATTACTCTTGTGGATGTAGCAATGGGGTTTGCTTCTCAGGCCATAAACACTACATTAAACCAACCAGCTTCAACAGGTGCAACTGGTCTTAGGCTCACTACGACAGTTGGTATGGTTGTAGGTGCAACAATAGCAACGAATATATTCACTGGAATTCCGCATAATACATACATCACAGCTATAGATGCGGCTGCTGTTTCACCACTGCCAAACGTTACAATTTCTGCTCCGCTAATTGCTGATATTCCATCAGGGCAAGTAATCAACACCGTAGTTGTTGCGGGCGGAAGCGCAACGTCAAGCGGCAGGAGCATGTTCGCTTCTACAAGCACAACTCTGGGAAGCGAATCTACTTTGTTGTTCGGCGGATTTAATCCATCTCCCTTTGTATATCCGGGAGAAGTTTCTTCCGGTAGTTCTGGGATCAATTTCAACCGGAAAACATACTTTGGATTTAAAATAACAACCGCTCACGGAACTAATAATGGGCCAAACGCTGGTGCTGACGGTTGGGTGCGTATGGGTTGTTCGCGTCAATATCGAAAGTATGGAGCGCCAGAAGCACCAAATAAAGCGGTTGGTATATGGCGTTCAGCTGGATCATATTATGCGTGGGTGATGGATGGAACCACACTAAACATAGGCGCAACTCCTATATTCACGACAATTTCAGGATTGAACCCAGTTACACTTGTAGAAATTACAGGTGACGGGCTAGGAAATTTTACATTCCATATAAACGGAGTTGCTATACAAACTTTAACGGGAGGACCAACTGGACAATCTGGACAAGAAGGTACTCAATTTGCATTATGCGTAAGAAATCTTACTGGTGGTGCATCTAGTAATTGCACTATGTCAATCGTGAACGGACAATTCATTTTCACATACTTAGAATAATATGATTACAAACAAAACTCAAACACAAAAGGATATTGATCAGATTGAAAAACTAGCTGACAATACAATCAGAGCTTTAAAGGCGGCGGTTTCATCGTTGAACAACTCTTTTGATTATTTTTGGAATTTACCAGAAGAAAGACTTGTTAATGTGTTGAATTCATTGATAGAATCTGAAGCCTTACAAAGTGTGTTTAATCGGCACGCCGAAACTGCACAACATTTCAATTCGATTCTTCAATCTAATGGGGTGTTTGACGTGAGATGTAAGACAGTTGTTCCCAAGGTATTCACAATAGGAGAAAGTGGAGTGACTATAGTCAAACCAATAATTGAAGAACCGATGGTCGAATACATCTCTACAGACCAACCAATAATTGAAGAACCGGTTGTCGAATACATCCCCACAGACTTAGAGTAAATGATGTCAGTCATTCATGGAGCTTTCGCTTCAAGTAACTCTTTATGTGTAAGATGGAGTCTTCCGGTATTTGCCGTAAAGTAATAACGATCTCCTTCTACTTTATAGATTGTGATGTGGTCAACTATGCCTAGACCTAAGTCGCTCAGTTGATTTGCAAACTCTTTCGTAATGTTAATGCGTTCATTCATAATGGATATATCTAAATGAAAGTAGCGCTAGCATTAAGAGGTCATATAAGAGACGGGTTGATCGATGCACGACTTCGTCAATTTGTAGAAAAGCTAATCTCCACGCGACGTGTCGGTACTCTTGACATATATTGTCATACATGGAAAGAACATGAGGCCAAGAGTTCATACCGGAAATTGGATCATGGTGTAATTGTAAAGGTTACACCGGATTTGATTAAACACTACTTTGGTGAAAGCATCCGAGATAAAATAAAGAGCATTGAAATCGCAGATGACTCTAAGTTAGAGCTTAAAGGAAACCTTGAAGGCAAAGTTGCAAAATCATTATTACCGATTGTTGCATGGAAGCGAATGTGGGCTGGTAAAAGAAAGTTGATTGACACAATTGCAGAGTCAGGTGTACAATATGATAAGGTAATCAACACTCGATACGACTTGTTCACTCATCATTTATGTTTAACGAGTGAACCTTTGCTGATGAGAATTTTCAATTCACCTCGCACCTTAAACTTTAAGTACCCAATATATACGCGTAATCCTGTCGGATTAGACAATTTTTATGTTGGACAATTGCAACAAATGCAAAAGCTTATCCATTCATTTGATGATAGTTTAGATGAAATAGTTAAGATATATCCAAATATTGACGTTCAAGAAAAATTAGTTTATGAATATGCAAAAGACAATAGACTTATACTCCGCTAAGATAGTAGGATGTGGACTTAGCGGAACTGTTGCGGCAGTATGTCTTGCTCGCAAGGGATACATTGTTGACATCTTTGAAACACGATCTCATATTGGTGGAAATTGCTATGATGCACCACTTGGTAATGTAAAGTTTCTTCATCAATATGGACCACACATTTTTCATACCGATGACGAAGAGGTCTGGGATTTTGTTAAGGACTATTCTGAATGGACTTCATTCAACCTGCAGCCTAAAGGCCAATCCACTCATTATGGATTGATCAGCCTTCCTTACAGTCAAAAAACAATTAAAGAGATTGGTCATGAATTGTCACAGGAAGAAATTGTTGATACAATCTTTAAAGACTATTCCGAAAAGCAGTGGGGAGTTCCGTTTGATACTATACCAAAGACAATCACTAATCGCATTCCAAAGACAGCGAATTGTGAAGACCCTACCTGGTTTGAAGGACAAAAGTATCAGTGCATTCCTAAGGATGGTTATACCGCAATGTTTCGGAAGATGCTTGACCACCCTAACATACACGTGCATCTTAATTGTAAGCCAAACGAATGGAGGGAACACGCGGCGACATTAACAGTTTACACTGGAAAAGTTGATGCATACTATGACTATAAACACGGTCGTTTGCCATACCGCACGCTTGAATTTCATCATCGCAGTGGAGTTCCAGTTGAAGAACATTTTGTTGTTAATCAAATCAATTCACATTCACCTTACACTCGAATTTATGATCATAGCCACTTTGATCAGAATCATACTGGGACGACTACGGTTACATGTGAATACTCAAAGGAATGTGGGAACGACGATATTCCATACTACCCAATACCGTGGGGAGAAGGTCAATCGATTTATTCAGCATATGAAGAAATGGCTAAGAATGAAAAGGGTGTTATATTTGTGGGCAGATTAGCCACCTATAAATATCTTGACATGTGGATGGCAATCAAACATGTTTTAATTAAGCTTAAAAATGTCTAAGAAAATAGCATTCATCGCGCTAACATATAATAAGTTTGAAAAGGAAGGATTGATGAGTCGGTTCTTTGATGAACGGTATTCACATATGTATAACTTATACATTCATTCAAAGGAAAACCTCGATACAAATTCGCGTTTTTCTAAACACTGTTTACCTTATAGCGAACGTGTTCATAATACGGCTTGGGGTTATTTCTCGTTAGTTGAAGCAACTGTAAAATTATTACGACATGCGCTTAAGGACCAGGATAATGAGAAATTTATTTTGATAAGCGATTCTCATTGCCCACTGTATAATATCAATAAGATGTGTGATATCTTATGGGAACATGCAGACATAACATGTTTTAATGTATATGACACTGATAAATTAGCAGCTCATCGGTTTTTCAAAATGTTTAAGTTAGAAAAGTCGCGTGCAATTATGGTACCAGTTTCTGTGAAGAATGCGATGTTTTTGTCGCAATGGTTTGTATGTACACGTGAAGCAGCAATTGCATTTATAGCAGAGTATGATCGGACTCATCAATTATTTGATAAAGACACTGATACTTATGCAGATGAATGTTGGTTTGGCACTATGGCAAACCATTTACAGATACCATGGAAAAATCGATCATTTTGCTTTGCTGATTGGAATTGGGAAACTGAACAGTATATGATTGATCGCGGGTGTAAGAAGAATCCGCATACATTTGGCGAAGTTACACATGCTGACATTGATAAATATCGCGAGGGCGGAAACGTTTTTATTCGCAAGATCCATTCCAGTACTATAGTTGATGAGGATTATCTCTTAAAGCTATAAAATATAAATAGTAACATGGATCAAGAGAAATCGATGATAAAGGCCTTTATTGAAGGAGGTTGGGTTATACCTCTAATAGGAGCTATCGCTATGATAGCACGTATACTATCGTCTGACGCAAAGCTGACAACCTGGGATCTTGTTAAGAAGATAACGACAGCCGCAATTGCCAGCGGTATTGCTTGGTTTGTTCTTGAACAAACCGACATCAGCAGTTTATACAAAGCAATTACATACGGCATCATCGGTGTTATATCGCCTGAGATCATTAGTGGGATTGTAAAGATTGGTCAGCGTTTCTCTAAAAATCCAACTGCATTCTTACCTCTAAACAAAGAAGATAAATAACTATATGAACGTACATATTCGAGAAGCATTGAGAAGTATTTCTTCTGCGTTAAAATATCTACCGCTGAACGTCACAACTCTGCCTAACACTTACTATTATCCAAACGCAGCAACCGACGCATTAAGAAATAGATCTACTCCTCTTGTTGATATTAATGATGCCGGTGTGCCATTTAAGGGTGTACATATAAATGCTGACTGTACACTTAAGATTATTGGAGTTGATGGAGTTGTAGCAACTTTTACTTTAACCGCAGGATGCTGGCCTTATGGTGGTCTTGGAATATTCAAGACTGGCTCAACGGGCGCATCTAACATTATCCTACTGTATTGATATATGAATTTAGGTCTTAGTTTAAGCATATCAAATCCTAGACCGCCGTCTGCGGCTCCTAGTCAAAATGCTATTACATTCAATGGAACCCCATTAACATATAATGGCCAATCAATAATTTTTACTCCTTAATAACATATGCCAATAGATTTAGGTGATAACCCCATTGGAGCAACTCCAACAATAGCACAAGCAGCACAGATGTGTACTGCTCTTAAAGTAGGAACTGGTAATGATGTAACTTTTAATAAAGAAGCTTTTGCAAATTCAGTCTATCCTATAACAGATGTTAAGGGAGCATCACATATTGTCACTGTCACTGAATTACGAAACATTCTTGTAACATACGGGATGATGTATCAGTCAATTTGGGCTGCGGCTAACACTACTATATAATCATATGGCTAGACCAGCGTCCAGACAAGAACTTGCCGAATATTGCTTACGCAATCTAGGTGCACCCGTTATTGAAATTAACATCGATGAAGATCAAATCGAAGATCGTATCGATGAGGCTATTCAATTTTATCAGGAGTATCACGCAGATGCGGTTGTTCGTACTTTCATTAAACATCAAATCACCGAAGAGACTCTTGAGGATAAAGTAATTGTTTTACCTGACGCTGTCCTTAGTGTAACACGTGTTCTTAACCTTAGTGCAGGTGGGGATGCAGCTGACATGTTTAATGTCAAATATCAGATGTTCCTCAATGACCTTTACGGTTTAAGAAACCCAAGTGCATTGGTTAACTATGAAATCACTAAGCAATATCTTAGCTTAATTGAGTTAACACTTACAGGTGCATCTCAGCAAGTTACATATACACGTCATAAGAATGAATTAACAATTCAAGACGACTGGCATAAGTATCTTAGTGTTGGTGAATACATTATCATTGAATGCTACATGACAGTTGATCCTGAGGATTATACTGAAGTGTATAATGACATGGCTCTGAAGCGCTACACAACTGCATTGTTTAAGCGTCAGTGGGGAGCTAACCTAATCAAGTTTGAAGGACTCCAACTTCCAGGTGGTGTTACTCTAAATGGTCGTCAGTTATATGATGACGCGATCAACGATATTGAAAAGATGGAAGAAGCATGGGATTCTAAATACTCATTACCGGTCGACTTTTTTGTAGGATAATATGGCACGTAACGTATACTTCAGTCACGGAACTCGTTCCGAAAAACACCTCCTCGAGGACATCCTTATTGAGGCAATGAAGATCTACGGGCATGACACATACTACATCCCGCGCAAGATTATTCAGATGGATTCCATCTTGAATGAAGATTTTCTTTCGCAGTTTGATAAAGCTTTTAAGATTGAAATGTACGTCGAAAGTATCGACGGATTTGAAGGAGATGGTAAGTTAGTGTCGAAGTTTGGTCTTGAAATCCGAGATCAAATTACGGTCGTTGTATCAAGACGACGTTGGAACGGTCTTATTGGTAAATTTGGATACACTGAAAATAGTGCGCGCCCTCGAGAAGGAGACCTTATATACTTCCCGATGACAGCTGGTCTATTCGAGATTAAATGGGTTGAAGATAAGCAACCATTCTTCCAGCTAAATAATAGTCCCACATTTAAATTGACATGTGAACTTTATGAATACGGTAATCAAAACATTAACACCGGTGTACCAGAAGTTGACATCGTTCAACAGGTTTCTTCGCAGGTTTGGAGAGCATATGTGGAATTTCTTAACAATGAAATTCATACACTTGATGAATTTTGTACAATCACTCTTCCAAGCGGAATTACCGGTAGTGCTAAGTTTCTTAGCGTCGCGCAATATACTAACATGACCGCTGCTAGCTTTGGTTCTTTAGTATTTGACGACGGGCAATACCACAGCATTACAATTGGGACTACATTTACCGGTCAAGAATCTGGGTCCGTCTCAACCGTAACACAGTTGATTGATCTTAGCGACGGCGATGTTATGACATTCCCAAATGACTACGTTGCACAAAATAGTACTTTTGGAATACAGGGTAATAACTTCATTGACTTTAGCGAGGATAATGTGTTTGGAGAACCATTTGACTTTTAATTATGTTAGGCAACACATACTTCTATAATAAGAGCTTAAAAACAATTGTTGCTGTCTTTGGAACGTTGTTTAACAATATAAGCATTGCTAAGTTAATCAATGGGAAGATGCAGGGCATTTCGCGCGTACCGTTGTCATATGCGCCGCGGCAAAAGTTTCTAGCGCGTCTTTCTACATATGATGTAAATAATCCAATCGATGTAGCAGTTCGTTTACCACGTATGTCATTTGAAATCACTAGCATTCAATATGACACAAGCTCAAAACTAAATCGTCTTAACAGCACTTTATATCCAATTAGTGAGACAAACACAATTGAAAAAGCTAGGGTATATCAAAGCACTCCATACATACTTGGTATGCAGCTTAATATCTTAGCACGTCATCAGGACGATGCACTGCAATGCGTTGAGCAAATTTTGCCATACTTTAATCCTGAATACAATATAACTGTAAAAGATCTTGAAGGTCCAGGCTCGCGAACAGATATTCCAATCACGCTGCAAGGAGTAAGTTTTCAAGACGATTATGAAGGAGACTTTGAGTCTTCGCGTCGCACAATCATTTATACACTTGACTTTACAATTCGAGTGAAATTTACAGGTCCGATTGATCAACGTGCTAAGATCATTAAATGGGTTGAAGCTAAGATGCATGCTGATATGAATATTTCAGCAACGTCTAAACCCGATGAAATCATTCGTGTTGAAGCAACAAGTGAGCCAGACGCAGAAGGTAACTTCACAGTTTCCACAACATATGGATTCATTGAAGATCTTCCACCAATATCTGATACTCTATCAGGATTAGAATGGAGAGTTGAAAGAAATGTTGGAGGAGACATAAGTGTTGATAGCTTAAATGGACCTACATTAGAATTTGTCTCCGACATGGGAACTGATACGAGTGAATACACCGTAAGTACTCGCTTCTTTAATAACTCCGAAAATCAAGATCCAAATGGAGTATATGCACCTTCAGGGGAAGTTACTTTATACCTAAATTGGTTGTCAAATCCACAACATGGAACAAGTACACCTGGTTACCTATCAAGTGATTATGGCGACTACATTAAGGTTTATGCAAATGGAGAACTTATCTTATCTAGTGAAAATGGAGTTAGCACGAAATCCCCACAATCTCAAAGCGTAACAATTCCAGCAAATCAAGAAGTCATCCTTACATATCGTGTACTTAAAACCAAAGGATCTTCTCTAAACGCAACTGCGCAAATTTCATATTATGAGTAATAAGAAATCAAAAGATGAAATACTTGCATCTTTAACAGCAAACTTACCCGCGACGGTATCAGAGAACAACGAAACGGTCGCCCTAGTTGGTCCATCCAATGATGTTATAATTAAGGATACAGAAGACGATTATGAATTCGCACGCGCTCATATCAAGAAGCTGATACTCGCAAGTGATGATGCTATTGATCGTCTACATGAACTTGCTACTGACGCAGAACATCCACGCGCATTTGAAGTATTGACGGCAATGATCAAGAATACTGCTGATATGAATGCATCGTTACTTGACCTTGTAAAGAATCGAAAGAAAATTGTTCAAGAGCCAGCTGGCGGCGGTTCTCCATCATCTCCTAGTAACGTGACCACCAATAATTCTATCTTTGTTGGCACAACCGCAGATCTTCAGAAGTTCCTTAAGTCTCGAGAAGAGCCTATTGATATTTGATGCTCCCTTCGGGAACCTTCGGTCAGCCTTTTATGTAAGCTAGATGGTATCCTTATTTGGAACAGATCAATTGTAACAACTTTTTGAAAGCTTGTAAATAAAAAAATGCATTATGACCTTAGAAACTTCATATAATGGCAACCCATACGTCAAACGTGATGGCGTCGTTCAAAACTATACTGCACATGAACTGGATGAGTACATCAAGTGCCGCGATGACGTTGCTTACTTTTGTGAACACTACGTAAAGGTAATTAGTCTTGACAAAGGTCTTGTTCCATTTAAGTTGCGTGGATATCAGACGAAGATGGTGCAGCACTTCAATGATAACAAATTCAACATCGTTCTTGCATGTCGCCAAAGCGGCAAGAGTATTACAAGCGTTGCATGGTTGTTACACTACGTCATATTCAATTCTGAAAAGAAGATTGGTATGCTTGCTAACAAAGGAGCAACTGCTCGTGAAATGTTAGCACGTCTAACGCTGATGCTCGAAAACCTTCCGTTCTTTCTTCAGCCTGGTTGTAAGGTTCTTAACAAAGGTAGCATCAAGTTCTCAAATAACTCCGAAGTTATTGCGGCTGCAACAAGTGGTAGTTCTATTCGTGGTCTTTCGCTTAACGTTGTTTTCCTTGACGAGTTTGCGTTCGTTCACAAGGCAAATGAATTCTATACAAGTACATATCCTGTTATTACATCAGGTAAGGATACTAAAGTAATCATTACATCTACTCCAAATGGTGTAGGCAATATGTTCTATAAACTTTGGCAAGGTTCAATTCAAAACGCAAATTCATTCAAACCGTTTACGATTAAATGGTGGGAAGTACCAGGCCGCGATGAAGCTTGGAAGCAACAGACTATCGAGAATACAAGCGAGCTGCAGTTCCGCCAAGAATTTGAAGTTGACTTCATTGGTAGTAGCTTAACGCTGATCGCGTCTGATACACTACTTGCATTGCAAGCTCGTTCTCCAATTAAAGAATGGCAGGATACGCGTTACTATGTAGAACCAAAGGCAGGTCATAACTATATTATGACAGTTGACGTTAGTAAAGGTCGCGGTCAAGACTATAGTACTTTTACGGTCTTTGACGTAACATCAACTACATTCTCAACTGTATGCATCTATCGTAGCAACATGATATCTCCACTGATGTTTCCTGAGTACATCACACGTGCTGCCAAGGTTTACAATGATGCATTGGTTGTTATTGAAAATAATGATGCAGGTCAGGTTGTATGTAACAGCGTATATTATGATTATGAATATGATAATACTTTTGTATCAAGCGCTGTTAAGAATAACGGGATTGGTGTTACAATGACTAAGCGTGTTAAGCGTATTGGATGCAGTAACCTTAAGGACCTAATTGAACGCGGACGACTTGAAGTTTGTGATGCTGATGCAGTTACTGAACTATCATCGTTTGAACCAAAAGGCGATAGTTATGCAGCATCTGGAGGATGTCACGATGACCTTGTTATGAACATGGTGCTCTTTGCATGGTATGTAAGTACTGATTCATTTACATCTCTAACTAATCATGAACTTAAGGATTTGTTATATGCCGAAAAGATTCGTGAAATGGAAGAAGACCTCCCACCGTTTGGATTCATATCGCGCGCTTCTAATTCTGATAAGCCAGATAGTGCAGTTCACTATGAACAACAAATAAGTGATTTACGTGAGTGGAATACTTTATAAATATGCCTTTGAATAAATACAATTATTGATGTACTCCTTATAATGATTCACTTAAAATTAAACTACTGACGAAAGGAAAAACATGGGATTCTTAGTATCACCTGGTGTCGAGGTCAACGAAATCGACATGACAAATATCATCCCAGCTGTATCCACCTCTATTGGTGCATATGCTGGCGAATTCAACTGGGGTCCATCTGGCCGCATTGTTACCGTCTCATCTGAGGCTGAACTTGCAAGTACATTTGGCGCACCATCCGTAAGTGGGACTGACGCAGACAGAAAAGCTCGTTCATTCTTCACAGCCGCAAGCTTTTTAAAGTATGGAAATACCCTGCGCGTTTCTCGTGCTGTTCCAAACGATGCAGTTAATGCATACTCTGGTTTGACTGACATTGATATTATTACTGACATCGATGATTTTGAAAATACTGCAAATAAGCCAGCAGGAGCGTATGCTCGATATGCAGGCAGCCTCGGCAATGGCTTGAAAGTTGTTGTTATCACTGAAAACAATGATGGAGATTCTTACTATGGAACTGGATCTGGATCAACAGTAAGCGAATATGTTTCGCAACTATCATATCTTCCAGGTACAACTGAATGGGCTGAAAATTTAACTGGAGATGCAGATGTATTTGATGAATGTGCAGTTCTTGTTATCGACACCGAAGCAAAGTTTAGCTCAACACGCGATGCCGTTCTTGAACGCTTTGAAGGTCTTAGCCTTGCAAAGAATGCAAAGACTGTTGACGGCGCAAATAACTATTTCATCGATGTAATTAATACACAATCACAGTACGTATATGCTTATGACTTAGAAACAAAATTCCTTACGGCGACTACTCCGGTGGAACTAAGTACAACTTCAGATTCGACGGCATTCACATATAAGACATCCGGTGCAGAGTTTGCATTTACGCTTGATAACGGTAGTGACGGTACACTCATAGCAGGTACAGTTACGGCTGCGCTTGACTTATTTGATGAAGGTGACGCAGTTGACATTAACTTTATTTTTGCTCAGACTATATCTGAAACTGAAAATGTTCAAAAACCAATTGACGATGAATTAATCGAAATTGCCATGGATCGTAGAGATGTAATTGCGTTTATCTCAGCGCCACTTATCATTGCAACAACTGGACTTAGCGGAACAGCTGACACAAAGAAAAACACTGTTACTGAATACTTCGATAGTCTCTCTAGCACAAGTTACGCTGTGTTTGGAAGCACTCCAGTTCAGATGTACAATAAGTACACTGACCGTTTCATTTGGGTTCCTGATAGCGGTCACGTTGCAGGCCTATGTGCATACACCGATGATGTTACTGAGCCATGGTTCAGCCCCGCTGGATTAAACCGCGGACAACTTCGTGGTGTATCTAAGCTTGCACTAAATCCAAATAAGACTCAACGTGATGACCTTTACAAGGCACGTGTTAATCCAATTGTTAGCTTCCCAGGTGAAGGCATCGTTCTTTACGGTGATAAGACTGCGCTATCTCGCCCAAGTGCGTTTGATCGTATCAATGTACGTCGCTTATTCATTACTCTTGAAAAGGCGATTGCTACATTTGCTAAGTACCAGCTGTTTGAACTTAATGATGAGTTTACTCGCAGTGCATTCCGTGCAGCGGTTGAGCCTTATCTTCGTATCGTTCAGGCTCGTCGTGGTATCACTGACTTCCGCGTTATCTGCGACACTACCAATAACACTGGTGCTGTAATTGATAGTAACGGATTCGTCGCTGATATCTACATTAAGCCTGCTCGCTCTATCAACTTCATTACTCTTAACTTCATTGCTACCCGCACCGGTGTTGAGTTCAAGGAAATTGTTGGAGGCTAATATCTATAGTAAAGCTAATAAATACTCATAACAGAAAGGCATAAAAGAATATGGCAGGAATAGATAATTTCAAAGGTAAGTTAGTTGGAGGCGGTGCTCGCCCTAACCTTTTCAAAGCATTGGTTAACTTCCCTATTGGTGTCGGTGGCAGTACCGAATTGGCAAGCTTTATGATTAAGGGTGCACAGCTTCCAGCAAGTGTTATCGCTCCGATCGAAGTTCCATTTCGTGGTCGCAAGTTGAAGATTGCGGGTGACCGTACATTTGAACCTTGGACCATTACCGTTATCAATGATACTGGTATGGAAATTCGCCGCGCGTTTGAACGATGGATGCACCTTATCAATGCTAACCAAGAAAACGTATCCAATTACCAGTCTGGTGTCGGTTCACTTGGTTACATGACTGATATGGACGTCATTCAGCTTGATCGCAGTGGAGATGAAAATGGAACACATAGTTACAGAATAATCGATGCGTTCCCAACTAACATTAGCGCAATTGACCTTAATTACGAAACTAACGATACGATTGAAGAGTTCACGGTTGAACTCAACTATCAGTATTGGATTTCCGCGGATACGGTCTAAGCAATGATTGAGGCGGCACATGAAAGTTTGTAGTAATGTGCCGCCTCTTTCTTTAATATATAGAGTATGAGGTTATTCGGATTTGAGATTGGGCGAAAGATTGATGGAGCTAAGCCTAGCTCTGATGAGCGCGAAGGGACAGTGAAGTCATTCGCGTCGCCTTATGGTGCAGATGATGCAGCTGTTATCTCAAGTTCATCTACATCTGGTTATTATGGCCAGGTGTTAAACATTGATGGAGTCAGTTTCAATAATGAAAAGGACCTCATCTTAAAGTATCGTGGTGCAAGTACACAACCTGAATGCGACAACGCGATTACCGAAATCGTAAACGCATCTATCGTCAATGACAGTGACGGTATGCCAATTCGACTAATCCTGGATAACGTTGAGTTATCGGAGTCGATCAAAACAAAGATTCATGCTGAATTCCAAAATCTGTTAACACTGCTTGATTTCAATTTCAATGGATCTGATATTTTCCGCCGTTGGTACATTGACGGCCGTCTATACTATCATAAGGTAATTGATCCTAAAAAGACAAAGGACGGGATCAAAGAAATTCGCATGATTGATCCGCTGCGAATTAAGAAGGTTAAAGAAGTAACTACGAAGCTTGATAAAGTTACAGGTGTAAAGACCGTTGAAGTTTCAAATGAGTATTACCTTTACACTGATGATATTGGATCGTTGACCACGTCACAGTCCCCACCAATGATGAGTGCAGGTATCAAGATTGATCCTGAGGTTGTAACATATGTTCCTTCAGGATTAACTGACGAAACTGGACGTGTAACCGTTTCTTATCTACACAAGAGCATTAAGCTGGTTAATCAGCTACGCATGATGGAAGACAGTCTTGTCATCTATCGTATTTCACGCGCGCCTGAGCGTCGTATCTTCTACATTGATATTGGTAACCTTCCAAAAGGAAAAGCCGAAGAATATGTTCAGGGGATCATGGCTAAGTATCGCAACAAGTTGGTTTATGATGTCAACACTGGCGAAATTAGCGATGACCGTAAGAGCATGAGTATACTTGAAGACTTTTGGTTACCGCGCCGTGAAGGTGGTAAAGGTACCGAAATTACA